TTTTATTTAAATTTCTAAAGTTATCGTCTAAGAGTCGGGTTCTTTGATCTGCTTTATCAATGGCATCTGCAAAATCTTTTTCGGTAATTCTAACTCCATTTAGAATTTTAGGTAAAATCTCATCATCAAATACTCGAGCTATTGCTTCTGCTTGTCCTGGTATTTCTGAGCCTAATAATTCTTTAAAAGTTTCAAGCTCTATACTTTTACTTGCATTTTCAAAAATAGAAGCAATGCTTTTTTCTGCAAGTTCTGGATTATCCCCTAAAAGTGCTTGTTGTAATAGACCGCCTCCTAATCGACCAGCTCCCTCTCCAAAGAGTTCCTCCATTTCATTATTTACAGAACCAAGCGAATTTAAAAAAGCTCCAAACAGAGGAGCCCCTGAAGCCGTTGCGCCAAAGCCAAGAAAACTCATAAACTTTTTAAAATTACTTTTTTCTAAGCCATCGTCTAATTGTTGCATAAATTTTCTAGCTGCTTTTTCTGCTTCTTTTGCACTCATTCCCAAAGCATTATCAGTTACTCTACTATCATCAGCTAGTTTTCGTAATTTAATATTTTCTTTTAACTTATCATTAATTTCTGAAATAGAATTACTAATAATTTCAAATTGTCGTATTTGAATTTGTCCTATAGGTAAGCCACTAGAAAAAGTATCGTTATAAGCTTCTGCTTTTTTATCTAATGAGTCAAACATTTCTCTTTGTTCTTTTAGACCCTCGTTAAAAGCTTTTTGCTCTTTAGTATTAAATAACTTATTGAATATGAGAATAGCAACTCCAACTACAGCCATAACAGCTGCTATTAATGGAAGCATGCCAAGAAGAGCAGCTCCAGCAGCTCTAGCTCCACTCGCAAGTTTAAAGAAACCTACTTGACCTTTAATTGACATTTTACCCAGACGAGAAATATTCTCTGCTCCACCAGCTGCTTCTGCTGCAATATCAAATAAATCAGCCTCCAGTATATTTGCGGCTGCACTAATACCTGACATTGTTTGACCAAGAGTTTGTCCTCCTGCAGTAAATAAAGTAATTTGATTAGCAGCGTTTTGAGCAGCTGTTGCAGCTACTTCTGCTTGTCTTGTTTTTAAACTAATAGCAGCTTTTGCTTCTTCCATTAGTATTAATTCTCCAAGTACTCTTTGTTCCTCTCTTCTCTGTTTTATAGCTAGTGTGTTTAGTGCTGTTTCTTCTCCTCTTTTTCTTGTTAATTGACCAAGACTTTTATTAACTCTTCCTTGTGTTTTTGTTAAATTTTCTAACGAAGTGTCTCCATCAACTATACTCTGTGTAAAGTTTTTTGCACTATTATCTGCTCTATTTAATGTATCTAAACTACCTACAAAAGATTTTTTAACTGAGTCTCCAGCTGCCTCTGATGCGTCGGCAATTTGTTGCATTCTTTCTGCATTTCTTCTTGCAGCTGCCCCTGCGTCTGCTAATCCAGGAACAATTTGTTTTGTTAATGTAGAACCAAACCCTATCATTGCTGCACTAAGGAGTAGGGTATTATTTGCTAACAATTTTATTACAGGGCTGAGTCCTGCATTTATAAAACTAAATACATTTTTGGTTAAGTCTCCAAATGTGGCAGCTAATTGGTCAAATACAGTAGGCTCAACAGAGTCTGCTATTTCTCCAAACTTTTCACTACCTTGTACTAAAATAGCGTTCATAAATGCTTGACGTCTTTCTGCTTGTGATAAAGCTCCTGCAGTTTTACCTAACTGCGTAGCATATTGATCAACAGCATCATCAAGACGAACCATAATACCTAATTCATCAAGAATTTCTGGTTCTAGTTTAATTGCACCTCTTGTTAGCCTGTCAAACGCATCTGCTAAATCTCTACCTAAAGCAAGAGAAGCACCTCTAGCAATTCTTGCTAATCCTTTTAGTTCTTCTCCTCCAAATCCGCCAGATATACCAAGAGCTGCACCACTAAATGCTTGCTCTAAACTAAGAGCATTGCCAGTAACTGCTTTTAAATCAGACGCAAGAATACTCAGTGTTCTACCACTGTTAGTACCTAGTATATCTAAACCATCTTTTAATTGCTCGAAACGAGCCGCACCTGCTAAGGCATTGAAAGCTGCGGAGGCAGCAAAGACGTTAGCGGCAAGTGTAGCATATGCTCCTACTAAGGAGCCACTGCCGCCATCAATAGTATTGGCTAATTTTGAAAAGTTTTTAGTTGAGTTTGCAGTTTGGACAACACCTTGTTTTTGTCTACCATACCCCATATCCTGTTGTTTAGTAAGATTTTTTGTAGACTGTGCTGTTCTATCTTGCGTTTTTCTAAGTTTTTCAGTTTCTTTTTGTACAACGGAAATTGTTTTCCCTTTCTGGACAATCTGAAATTCAACTAATACTTTATTTTTTGCCATTATTTTTTATTTTTTATCTTGTCATACTCTGACTTTAATCTTTTTTGGGATATCTCAATATTTCTACTATCTAAAAATAATATAATTTCTAATAGGAATTCTTCTTGATGTTTTTCTATACAATACTGACTTTTAACAAACTCAAAATTTGTAAAGTCCTTTCCTACATACCCAATATCTGGGTAAAGTCTGTCACCCAAACTATTAAATATATTCATTGCATCAATTACTATGCTAGGAAAATCTTCAATATCAGCAGGGCATTTTTCCCAGTCGGGATTTTCTCCCATTTGCTCACACATTTCCAAGTATTGATCCTTGGTCATGCCAATTTCGTTATTTTGTAGGTACTTCTTTAACTCCGCCAGTATCTTTTTTTGACCTTGCACTACGAAAGTGTTCTAAGTCAAAGACTACCTCATTGAGCCAATTATCAAACTCTGTTGAATTTTCTACTAAAGTCTTTGCATTTTCATGACTATACTCTAGTAAAGCTTCAGGGTCTTGATTTGCTAAATCTACAAGAATTAAATCTTCTAAATACTTTAATTTTAATCCCTTCCAACCTTTAACAGTAGCTTGAGCAAACTCATCTACAAATTTTGTTTCGTCTAATTCCTCATTAAACATTCTTGTTTTTCTATCAAATTTATTTGTTATACTTCTTTTTCGAAGTGCAACTAATTCTTTTCTAGAGAGATTTGCAAGTTCTACTTCAAATCCTTCTAATCCTGGAAAGTCAACCCAGGCTGTCTTGGTATCTACCAATAATGATTTTAATTCCATTTCTTTTTTCCTCTAATATGTTATTATTGTTGTTAAATCGGTTGCGACTTGATTAAAGTAATGTCTTAGTCCTGATGAACCTGTTGTTACTGGCCATGCAGTAATAACATAGTTTCCTGAAGCAGTGCTTTGTCCTTTTAGCCAACCACCTGGATTACCTCCAGACCACTTACTTCCATCAAATGCTCCCCCTCCAGTAGTAGTATCATTAAATATTTCTTTACCATCTATCCAAAGTCTATGAGTACCGTTTTGAGGGTGAAATTCCCAGCAAACTGTATGTACCTGACCATCAAACTCTGGTATTTCTGAGATTGGTTTTTCACTAACAATACCATCTACTGAGGTTGCTGTTACCGTAGCTAAGCCTTCTCCAGACCTCAAAACAAAGTTATATACTCCGTTTATCTGTCTTACGCCAAGCCATGAACCTACACCAGTTCCACCATGTTCCCATAAACACGCATCTTGTGAAAAAGTCTTAGGTAAAGTTACTTCACCTGCAAAAACTGTTGGTTGTCCTGTTTCCGCACCTGTATAATCTGGTTGGGTACCTCCAGCTGCATCTATATTTACAGCTGCTCCACCACTACCCATAGTTTCACTTAACGTTAAACCATTTTCTGGTTGGTGTCTTCCTAAGTCAGTAGGACTTTCGACTAATCTATAATCATAAGTCTGTGTAAATACATCACCTTGGTCGGATCGTTTTGTATACATACAATCAAATAGTCTTGCATTAAAGAATACAGTTCCATCTGGTTTTAATGTTTTTATACGAACCGAGGTATCAGTATCAAATGTTTGATATTCAGATTGATTGCCTGAGGTAAAAAATTGTGTTATATTACCACTAACAACTCTATCTTGCAAACTATAACTCGAAGGATATATCGCATTACTAGCTGAAGTTACACCTAAGCTGTCTTGTAATGTCTCATATGGAGTCCAATCTATATTATTTTGTACTTGTAAAGTTGCGCCTTGTAGATTACTAACATCAGAACCTCCTACTTCTACATCTAAAAGAGGTTTTAATGGTGTTCTTGTGGCACTTGCAGATTGCAAAGTACCGGGAAGTGAAAAAGTTTCATCTCCTACTCTACTTAGTTTTTTACCGCTACCACTAACTGCTAATATAACGTGGCCTGCTTTTTCAAGTTTGAACTCTCCTTGAGTAATAACACAACCTTCTATTTTTAAAGTTTGTGTATTTGAGACTATATACATATCAAAAGATTTTAATAATTGTTCCCCTGATGATGTATCATAATCTGTTAAAAGATCTAACACGATTGACTCATCTTGTTCTAAAGTGAGATGAGTCTCAAAACTAAAGTTGGCAGGATTTGCTTTAGTTACACTTGTTCCCTGAAACATTTTAGTCTGATCGTGTAAAGTCTTAACTTGATACGCATCTTCCGCAAATGTTTGAGAAAAAGTAAAATCGGGAGTAATCTTTACATTGTATCGATTACTCCCATAATGTATATGGAGTTCGCTTTCTTTTAGAAAGTTAAACCCCGACATGTTAACTTACAGCTATACTACTTGATGCTGCATATACTAATGGAGCTGTCCCATCTGAATGAGAAGTAGCTCCAGTGTATTTAACTACGATTTCGTCGCCTGGTGTACCGCCTTCATCGAGGCCTGTACCTACGGCAGCGAATTCAATATTTGTTGATATAATATCAGCAACTTCAATTGTTGGAATTGATAAGTGTGCTTTTGGTATATCAAATTCTACGACTGCTCCAGAGCCACTAGAACCTCTACCCATAAATAAACTCATATCAAATGATGGATTAATTAATTTATCTGCTGCTTGCATATCTGAAAGTAGCTGATTTGAACCATTTGTTTTTGTGTCTAAATAACAAGTTAGAGACCCTGAAATTGCTCTGTTTCCAGAGAAGGAACCTATTGGTTTATCAATAATTCCAAGTGTTTCTGGTGTCAAATAAGTAATGTTATTTGCAATTGTTAAGCTTCCACCTGTAATAGCGATTGAATAAGTTCTAGCATCTAATCCGCCAGCATCTTTTCCACCACCCTGTGCAGCTACTGATAAAGTTAACTCAGAAAGTTTATTTCTTAAGTAGTCTGCATCATTAGCGCCAGTAGTATCAACAAAGTTGATTTTTTCTACTTTAGTTACATCTGTTGTAGATGCACTAGCGCCTGACATAATACCAGAGTTATTACATTGAATAGCTTTAGTTGGGTCTTCAATAGCAGCTGTAACTTCGTCAATACTTGTACAGTTACCTGACCAACTTAGTGTTGCAATCCCATCAATAGAAAAATCAATTTCTACCTGATTTACTTGACATTCATTTAGTCTGTATGTTGTATTTTCTAGTGCAAAGAAAATGTTTAGTTTTAATAGCTCATGATGATCTGATCTTAGGAAAGATACATCAGCATCTGTACCATCACATGTAACGGCTGCTTCTGAAGTGCCACTTAATGCTCCGCCTGTAATATCTTTACCTGCGATAGCTGCCCATAGAATATTTTCAACCATGTCATGATGACCACTAGTTCTAAAACTATTGGCACCATGTTTGAAAGGTCTTGCATAAGTTTGGAAAGACCACTCACCTGGTGAAAGAGAATCATTGAATCTCTTTGAACTTCTTCTTGGGGTAACCCCTGCTTCAGACACAACTATGTCTGATGATTCATTTGCTTGAGAAAAACTATACCCATCTAATACACCAATTTGGAAAGTATTTGCGTCGCTTTCATTTCCGATAAATAATCCAGTTCCAGCTCTAGAGCCGTCTACGGTTACACCAGCTGTTATACCTTTAACAGTAAGAGCACCACCAGTACCACTACCTGTAGTAGCTGTTATACTTAATGATTCATTATCTGCTAAAGTTGATGATGTTCCACCTCTGTAGTTATTAGGAATAAATACTTGTGTGATTGCGCCACTATTTACAGCAGCTACTATTGCCTTTACTCCTTTAGAGCAAGTAACAATATCACCAACTGCGTGACCACTACCACCAGTAATTCCATCTATTTCTACAAGACTGTGCTTAGTCTGATCTGCATTAACACCGTTTCCTGTACTAACAAATACTTTGGTATTTCTCGATAGATTTAAAGCCATTGCTTTCTCCTATATTGCTTTGGAAAGGATTCCGCTTGATATTAATCAGCGTCTTCGTTTCCTAATATCGTACGGTGACTCCCATTTCTCCTATGCCTAACGGCTGGATAACTCCTTCATCAGTACTAATTGCTTCTAGTGTCATTGAAGTTGTTATTAAATTAGGGGATACGGTATCATCGTACACCATCGCATTATTCTCGTCGATAATCTTTTCGATATCTTCAAGTAATAATGCTAATTCTTCTTGAGCATCTTCTTCATTATGAACGTATGCTCGTATTGTAACTTGTAAGAATCTCCATTTAAATCCACCTGGTTGATATTCTCTTTCTTCATCTCCTGCAACCACGCAGACTTTTGGATATTGTTCTATTTCATCTAAGAAAACCATTTTTGATTGAACGTTATCAAAAAGGTTTATATTGTAAGGGTGATTACCATCAATCTCCTTTAATTTATCTGCTAAAGAGTCAACAATTTTCTTTCTTTCTGTTCTGTAAATTGGCATTATGTTCTCCTTAGTGTAAATTTGCCTTCAACATGTCTTAAGGCAACATTTCTTATACTTTTTGCTATTAGTGGCTTGGGGTTATACCCTGTAGGCCATTGTACTCTTCCCTCATTTTCAAAAGTTGAATAAGGATTCATCTGATATGTATATTCTCCAGTGTATCCTGCAGGAGTTTCTCTTAAATTTAGTAACTCTGCACTATCTGAAAATGTACCTTCTCTATTTATTAAGGCAGGTCTTCCCATATTTCTTCTTATTTCTGCTCCTAAACTTCTGTTAATTAAATATTTTAGTTTATTTACTGTTACGCCATCACTTTTCTTTTTACCAGATTGAGACCTCTTAACAAAAGAAGCTGAAGTAGCTTTTGCTAATTTTGCAACCCCTGCTGAAGTTGTAATACTTATAGTTTTCTTTTTTACAGCTTGTCTTTTTCGTGGACTTACTGAAGTTGTTTGTTTTAAATCTCCACCACTTTTAGATTTTATGTTCTTTTTTATTTTTAATATTTTTGCATTAGGACTTTTCTTTCCTGCCACTGAATCAGCTATCATTTCAACCGCTGTATCAGCTACATCTTCTGTAAATGGTTTACTTGTTGCTCTATCAGTAGATGCTAATCTACCAGCTGCTATTTCGTTATCTATAAATTTTGTTATAGCTGTAACTATTGGCCCAGTAAATCCTGCGCTTGAAGATTTAGTTGGCTGAAGCATAGAATTTAAGTCAGTTATTTCTCTTGCATTCTTTTTAAGAGAAACTTCATACAGCCTCTGTTCTCCAGGAAGTTTTGTTCCTTTTGCTGCTCCTAATTTACTTCTAAATCTATTTTGTGTAGCATTTATTGTTACACTATTTAATACTGCTTTTCTTATATCTACAGTATTTAATGTTGTTCCACCTATTGTAATTTGAGGTTGTTCCTTCTCTAACTGTAATAGTGCTGTAGCTCCAGTAGTAGTATCCTTTTTGTGAGCTCTTCTTACTCCACCTGCTGTTAATAGTGCACCAAATTCTGCGCCGTCTTGTTTTGCTAGTATTCCCTTTGCACTTGAACTATATCTTACTCCTGAGTCATCTGATCTTCCAAGATTATATCCACTAGTAGTTTGTCCCTTGAAAGTAACTCCTTCTCTGCTTTCAACATGATCTATCCATTTATCCCAAACTTGATCTCTTAAATCATTAAATAAGTCTGCGACTGCTTTTTGTAACTTAGAATCTGACATGCCCATATCTGTTGCAGTTCCTGTTCCTTTCTTTCCTAAAACCAAGTCAATTATAATTAAGTTTGGTCGAGCTGTATTTAAATAAGCCCCACTTATTAATTGAATACCACCTAGTCCATCTTTTTGAAATTTTTTTGCGGACTTTGGTTTTAATCTACCAAAATGCTCTAGTGTATATCCACCTTTTGTTGGTTGAATTTTAGTAATATCACTAGCAAGATCAGCTATCATTCTTTTCCATACTTCTTGTTTATTATATTTTCTATATTTCATAACAGGAGCAGAAGTAAGATTTTTTCTTGCTGTTCCTTGATTTTGCTTTTCTGCAATACCTTTTATTATACTTCTTGTAGCTCTAACAAGAGCTGCAGGCATTGTAGCAGCATCAATCTCTACACTAGTTACTCCACCATCAGGAAGAAAACCTCCTTTTTGGCTTTTTATTAATCTATCTAAAGAGCTACGAATTTCTTGTGTAAAATCTCTAATCGCCATTACTTATAAATTTTATAAGTATCTAATATTCTTTTTATATGGTCGGGAAAATCAATATTATCCCTAATACTAGTCGATACTTCATTTCGTACAGTTGCTCCTGCAATAGTCATGCCAGCTTTTCTTTCGTCTTTTAAGTAATATTTTACTAAGTCAAAACAAGCTAATTTTAAATCACTAGGTATTGTACTGTACCCTGCTCTATAAACTACTTTTACTGCTTTTCTTCCTTTAGGAAATGCTTTATCTCCTGTTGCAGTAGTTCTTCTTACCATGTCAAGTTCAGTATCTATAACATATTCATATTTACCACTATTATCAGAATTTTCTGTGATTAGTGTAACATAAGAATCTGCTTGACCTTGTCTTTCTTGAACTAGGCTTACACTTATTAATGGAGATTCATCTAAAAATACTCCAGTAGTAGAGTCATCAGTAATGTCAAAGAAGTCAGTTTTATCACTACTTACAAAATCGACAAAACTTACTCCGCAGTAAGTCTTTACTGCTTGACTTATGGCAGGAATAATTACATTAATCTTGGCGTCTTCGTTCAGGCCTTTGATTCCCGCGAAGTCTTTATATTCTTGTAATGTTATTAAGTTTGCCATAATTCATAAAAATTGGTGGTTTATAGGTAAACCACCAAAACCATTAAGCATTAAGATGCTTTGTAAGCTCTTGCGTGAACTGATGTTGCACCGTCGATTAGGTCTGTGAAACCAAGTCTTTGTGAAGCAACTAGAACTCTTCTTTGTTCTGCTACTTGATAATCGGACTCGATTGTTACGCCTCTAAGTCTTGGCATTACATAGTTTCTTGTGTATACACACATTGCATGTAACTTATTAACTGCAGGTGTTGCGAATTCGTCTACTAGAAGAACTCTTGAACCGAACACTTGTCCGATTTCACCTGATAGCTTAGTTGCCATGTCGCCAACTAGGTTAGCATCTTGGAACTCAGCGTCACTTAATAAATTAAAGTACTCTTTTTGGTTTACAATGTAAATCACATCATTTGGATTAACACCGTATTTGCCCATTTTCTTTCTCATATCGAGTAGGTTAGCCGCAGTTAAAGACTCACTTGCAAATGCTGTTGTAGATGTAGTTAAGTGTGAACCTGAACTATCGTCTGTTCTAGCTAAGTGACCTAAACCTTCGAATGAAGCACCACTTGTACCGAAAGCACCATCAGCGTCGTCACCGACTAGGATTGCATTTTCGATTGCTCTTGCATGCGCTCTTACCATTGACTCTCTAATTAAAGGAAGTATTGGCATGATTGCGTCTTCTTCTGTTTCATTACCTAAGAATGATTGAGAAATAAGTTTTTTGGTTGAAAGAGTTTTTTCTGTTAAGTCAACACCACCTGCTGAACCAGGGTTATAGGCGTCTCCTCTTTCCGATAAATTACCATGTGGTGAAGAACCACTTGCTGCTTGGTTAGCTGTAAACTCAGCATACCCTGCATCTGGTAAGATTGGAATAATCATATTTGCAGAAGTCATTGGAATCTCTCTGAATAGAGGTGCTAATACCAATTCGTTCTGAATGTCTCTTTCGATATTTGTTGAAACGACTTGCTCAAAGTCTGCTGAAGAAACGCCAACACCACTATGTGCGTTAACTTTTTCCATTGTACTTTGCGCATATTTATTGTCCCAACCTTTACCAGTAGCTAAACCAGCAAATTTTGCGTCAATAATATCGTTTTCGAAAGCTTTTTTCCAGTCACCTTGACCATTTCTGTCTGAGAAAATTCTTTTTGATTCTCTGATATTCATGATTTCTTCAGACTTCTCAGCTAACTGAGATTCAAGTGATTTAACCACTTGCTCTAAATCTTCATGCTTCTCATTGACTCTTTTCTCTACATCATTCATGAGTCTTTCGGCTCCTGATAAACCTGCTTCAATAACAGATTTTTGTTCTTCCTGTTTTGCTTCTTGAACAGCCTTTTCTTTAGCTTCGATTTCTGCTGCTTTTTCAGCTGCTTCCATTTCTGCTTTTTCTTCTGCTGCTTTAAGTTCGGCTTGCTTCATTGCATACTGAGCAACAGCTTTTTCAGCTGCCTCATTTGCAAATTTGTCTAAGTCGAACTCTGGAGAAGTTTCAGGATTCATTTTTTCTTCTGACATATCAGTCTCCATTTTTTGGGATTTCTCCCCACTTGGCTGCTCAACTTTCACAGCGTCTGCTGAGTCTATCGAGGTAGCCTTTATAAATTGCTTTTTAAACTTATTGTAGTCGTCCATGTTATCAAAACCTTTTGCTACAGAGAATGTTGCTCCCTGATTGCAAGGTACTGATACCACAGATACTTCAAAAAGTTCTGCGTCCTTTATTTTATATCCATCAGTTTCAGTCATATAATCTGCATCCTTGACTCTGAAGCCGACAGAAAACGCTCCAAGGACACCATCTTTTACTAAATCTTTTATCTCACCAGCTGCTTTAGAAATTCTTCCAGTTATTTGCAAACCGTCATTAGTAACTTCTAAACCAGTCGCTTTACCGATAGGCTTATTGTAGTCATGATTAAAAAGTAAGACAGGATTATTCTTAAAATTTTCCAATCCACCTTTTGTCCATGCTTCAGCTTCGATTATATCGCCAGCTCTATCTAGTGCATTTGTACTTGCAGAACCTTTGATGTCGATACCGCCATCATCAGTTTCGCCTAGAGTTTTAAAAGTATTAGTCCAGTGAAATATTTTATTTGACATCTTTTTTCTCCACTTTCACTTCAGCTTTTGGCTTAGGTGCTGGTGTAGGTGTTTCTACAACAGGAGTGACAGAAACAGGATATCTCTTATTAACCACAGAAAGTACTCTATTCCAAGAGCCAAAGTATCTTCTTAACATATAGTCTTTGACTGGAACATCACTTCCATATGATTTATATTCAGCTAAATCCATAACTCCACCTTTTTCAGTAAAGAATTCGGAAAGAGCTTTTATCATCATATCTTTTGTCATAATTAATTTTCCTCGTCAGGAGAACTTTCCGTTGGTCGTCCTCCTTGCTCTGGATTCACAGATGACCCTGCTAAATTTACAGGAACACGAGGTTCATCAAATCCGTCTATTGGATCTTTACCAAGTGCTTCTCTTGCTTCATTAGTACTTATGATTCCTGTGTTCACAAGTGTAGCATAATAAGCTGCTTGATCTCTTAATTCAGGTTGTAAAGCAGGTATTCCTGTTACATCTTCGGTAAGAGTAAATCCAAAATATCTTTCCATAGCATATCCTATTTTCTTTACTATAGGTAGTATAGTTTCTAAATAATATAGTCTATGATTAGGTCTTATGTTTGCATTATTACCACCATCTAAAAGAATTGGTGGTATTCCCATGCTCTCAAGAATTATTTTCTCGGTAGCTTTTATTGAATCTTGGAAGTCAAGTTCTCTAAAGTTAACTTTAGAAAGAGAATCAACTTCAAGTCCTCCATCAAGTATTAATGGTCTTCGACCTCCAGTGTTCGGATTATATCTCATACTCCAAGCTGCTAACATTCTTTCTTTGATTTTCTCAGAAAGAGTATTAGGGCTTTTAAGTACTAATCCTGGTACTGCACCATTCTTGAAGAAGTTATCTTGAAACTTCCTCATACTCCCAAGTATCTGCATAGTTCTAAATGCAGGTTTGAGTCTTGGAACTCCACGATAAATGGAGTTAAAACTGTTTTCTTTAATGTGTATAATTTCGTTTACACTATAATCGATACTATTATCAAAAGTATACTTTTCTATATAAGTTTCATCGTCTGAATATATAGTTACCTTTTCTGCAGGTAAATGATACATATGAGCACCATCAAAGTATATAAATATATTACCATCAATTAGTAAGTCAATTATCAGATTTCTTTTAAATGTACTTATATCTTGAAAAGGATTTGGTTCCTTATTTAGTAATTGGTCTACTTTTACTCTACGAATATTCTTTACAATATTATTAACGCCTTGTCTTTGTTCTCCGACAGTAAATGGTATTTCTGAAACATCATCTACTATCATATTAACTGCTCTGTTAACAACTTCTAAATCTTCGTAGGCATTTCTATAATTAGTAACGATTTCACGAGAATCGATAGTCATACCCTCATTTCGGGATATAACATATTGCGAAGGATTTAATTTTTCCTCCGTTTCCTCTCTATTTATTCCTAAAAATCTATCGTACCATGCCATGTTTTTCTCTTTGTAACTCGACCCACTTTGCTTGTTTCTCTGCTGTGAATAGTTTGGGTCGCTTTCCAT